TTCTTGTAGAAACTGTCAGTATGTTTCCTAAATTTAAACCAAATGCATCTGGTATTTTAATGACATTTTCTGCAATAACTCTTGCCACATCACCACCTTCTTGTCTCATTAGGTCACCACGAGTTGCAGGATCCATTGCTTTACTAATTAGTCCTGATATACCACCTTTTCTATTAAACAATCCTGCCATTTGACCCAACGCCGCACCACTATAGTTTGCACTTGAACCCATTTGAAAAGAGTTAGGAACTTGTAATGCGATAGAAGAATTTAATTTCTTCATTTTTCTAGGACCTTTAAATATCTGGTCTGCTACACCACCCACACCTTCAGCACCTTGTTTTACACCTTTTCCTGCAGTCTTGTTAACTTCACCAAATCCTTGTGATGTAATATTGGCAAGATTTTTTAAATCTGTCTCAACATTATCTCTAATTTTATGTGATATATTTGTAGTACCTGCCTCTTGTCCTTTAGGTGCCACAAATGCTTTAGGTTTACCTTCTGTGGTATTAGCGGCAAGACTTGAAAATTCTGTAGTTTCATCTACAAAGATATCAAATATAACATGATGGTCTAATTCCATAGGAGCATCAACACCCATTTCAAGTGGGTATGATAATCCGTTTACTGCATATTTGTGAGGTCTACCTGCAGTAGCGGGTTCTCTACTATCTGTTAGAGAATGACCTCCTACTACATCGTTTACGAATTTTCCTATTGCTCTACCGAATGCCATGTATTTAACACCTATAAATATTTGTCATAGTATATTTATATGAGTTTGAGAGATGCCATACAAAGGAAGATACACACCTTTAAATCCTAAGAAATATAAAGGTAATCCAACAACAATTATCTATAGGTCTTTAATGGAAAGAAGATTTATGAGATATTGTGATACACATGAGAACATTATTCAATGGAATAGTGAAGAGTGCGTTATACCTTATGTTTCGCCTATAGACAGGCGCATACATCGTTATTTCGTAGATTTCTATATGAAAGTAAGAACACAAGAAGGTACTATTAAAGAGTATCTAGTAGAAGTTAAACCTAAGAAACAAACTAAACCCCCACCTAGAACACCTACTAAAAAGACTAAAAGATGGTATGGTGAAGTTAAAACATGGGGTGTTAATGAAGCAAAATGGAAAGCGGCAACAGAATTTGCTAAAGATAGACAATGGAACTTTGTAATTCTAACTGAAGAACATTTAAAGTAAAGGTATAAATACTATTATGGCGACTAAAGATGTACTAGGACAAGTAAGACAGAATGCTGGTAATACTCAAAAGTCTAGTCAATGGTATGTAAATCAAGTTCGTAAACTTGTAGGAGGTACATACCCAGCACCTAGATTTCAAGATGATTACAAGCGAAACTTGACAAATAATCCTTTGCCAGGTCGTATGTATTTATTTAAATACGACCCAGTAGGAAAAGGTACAACTGGGTTGCCTTATTATGATACTTTTCCTTTGGTGATACCATGGGATATAGCAAGTGATAGGTTTATAGGAATTAATTTTCATTATCTGTATCCTTTAGTAAGAATACAGTTGTTAGAAAAACTAAGTCAGTATAAAGTAGGAACTACAGACTTAAATACTAGAATAAGAGCAGACTGGAGAATACTAGGAAATATTTCAAGATTTAAAGAAGTAAGACCTTCAGTTAAAATATATTTGAGAAGACAAGTGAGAAGTAGATTTTTGTTTATACAACCTGATGATTGGACTACTGCATCTATATTACCTACTGAGAAATTTGTAGGTGCTGGCAAGTCTAGTGTATTTGTTCAGAGTTCTAGAAAAATGAGAAAGAAGTAACAATGGCATTACAAGAATTTATAGCAAATGCAAAACTTAGAGATTTCGCAAGGTCAAGTAAATATCTTGTCATTGTTGATTTACCTAGAGGACCTTCAGCAAATCAAAACGGTGGTGCAAATCAATTAGCATCACTACTTAGAACTTTCGGAGTTTCAAGTGCAGATAGTTTTGCACAAAGTTTTAATAGAGCAAACGGTCAATATCTATCTTCATTATTTGCTGAAGTAACTGCCTTACCTGCACAAAACATAGATAGTAAATTACACAAAGTTTATGGACCTGGTAGAGAAATGCCTTATGGTAGAAGTTACACACCAGTTAACATGACTTTCTACTTAGATGCTGGTTATATATTAAAAGAATTTTATGAATCCTGGCAAGGTATGATATTTAATGATAAGACCTCACACATGAATTACTATAACGAATATACGACTAATGTTCATATACTTGCGTTAGATATGAGAGAAGGTAGATTTGGAACAAGAGGTTCTTTTTTAGAAAATGTAGGCACACTACAAAACAGTATTATACAAGCAAGATATCAATGTACCCTTGAAGAGTGTTATCCTAAAACGATAGCAGAGATTCCTTTAGGGGCGGCGACTAATGATGTTGCTAGATTAAATGTTCAGTTTCAATATAGAAAGTGGACAAACACATCTCAATTATTTGGGGTCGGAAATGTTTCTTCAACGACACATCCTGATCCTGTAAATTATAATCCCTCAACTGGACAGTTTGGGACATAGTGATTAAATTATAAGGAGAAATTAATGGCACTACCAAAAATAAATGCGCCAACATATGATTTGAAACTTTATAGTGATGGTCGAACAGTTAAGTTTAGACCTTTTCTAGTGAAAGAACAAAAGTTATTGTTAATGGCGGCAGAGGAAGGAAAACCTACAGATATTATGAATGCTCTTGGTACAATCGTAAAAAATTGCACATTTGACCAAGTAGATCCTGAGCAGGTACCTCTGTTTGAAATTGAAAATATTTTTCTAAGACTTAGAGAAAAGTCAATAGGAGAAGTAGCAGAATTTAAATTAAAATGCAGAGATGAAGAATGTGGAGGAGTAACTCAAACAGGTGTAGATTTATCTACTATCACATTGCAAGGAGACGGAGTACCTAGTAACAAAATCAAAATTACTGATAACATTACTATTACTATGAGATATCCTACAATGAAAATGTTAGAGAATATGGGATCAATGACTTCAGTTGAAGATAACATGAACTTTTTAGCAGATGCAATCGAAAGCATTCAACATGGTGAAAATATAATTGATGCAAGAACTACTTCAAAAGAAGAGTTGCAAGAATTTATTGATAGTATGACACAGGATCAATTCCTGAGAATAAGAGATTATTTTACATCTATGCCAAGACTAAGCAAAGATGTAGAATATAAATGTGTGAAATGTGGTAAAGATAATGTAAGAAGTATTAGTGGACTACAAAATTTTTTAGCATAGGTCTCTCTCATGACGACCTTTTAAATTATATGCAAACAAACTTTACAATGATGCAACATCATAAGTATAGTTTAAGCGAACTTGAAAATATGATTCCGTGGGAGAGAGAAATATATGTAAATCTTTTAGTTCAACACATAGAGGCAGAGAACGAAAGATTAAGAAATAAAAAAGGATAAAAAATGGTTAAGAAACTACAACCCCAATCAAAGTATTCACAATTTGATGTAGATGGTGATGGTGTCGTGACCGATAAGGAAATTGCTATGGAAAAAGAAATGATGGAACTTGAAAGGCAAGAAGAAAAGGCAGAGGCACAAAAGAAGATGGCATGGGTTGCTATGGTATCTATGTTGGGTTTCACTATATTTTTATTCTTACCTATTATTCCAGATAGTAGAGTTTCAGCACTTGCTGAACTCTTAGGTTTATTCTATATAGGTCAAGCATCGGTTGTCGGTGCGTATATGGGATTTACTGCTTATATGAGTAAAAGTAAAACAAAGTAGAGATAACAAATGGCAGACTTTCAATCACTAGCAGATGCTATCAATGAAATGAAAGAAGAACTTAGTGGTATAGGTTCTGAACAAGTTACATTTTTAGATAGCACGGAATCTTTATCTAATCAAATGTTGGTAGTGCAGAGAGAGATGCTAGTCGAATTGCAATCAATTCGTGAAGGTCTAAATTTTGAAAAACTTGCAGAGGTATTAAAACCTGCTCCTGATCCTTTCGGTAAAGCACAAAAAACAGAGACAACTAGAGAAGGTGATACTGGTCAAGAAACTACAGGTCAGCAAGTACCTGATATAGAACCAGTCAAAGACAAGAAAGGTATGTCTCTACTT